ATCTCGCGACACTTGCACTCTGGCGTTCTGAACAGCATGGCTTGTGGATTGCGCCAGACGAGGAGCGTTTCCTCCGTGTGGCGACCGACAATCCTCCGCACACCTTGGTCTAGACACTAGACCAGAAAGAGAGATTCACTATGGCTACTCGCATTCGCACTACCTACCGTACTCTGGCCGACATCAAGAGCATTCCCCTCCCGGAGCGCACCGAGTCGTACACCCCTGTGGATCAGGCAAGTTTCTTCAAGGAGGCTTGCAACCGCTTTGAGTTGCGGGGCTACACGCTCAACAACGAGACCCACATGGTTCACCGCAAGCATCCGATCTTCATCAGCAAGATCGATGTTGAGGGGCCGGATCTTCCGAACGATGGTCGCATGAAGTGGACTGTTGCCATGATGAACAGTTACAACAAGACCATCTCCAATCGGATCATCTTCGGCGGCACGGTGTATGTCTGCACCAACGGCATGATTGTCGCTGATCACGTTCTTCGCACTAAGCACACAGCCCATGTGTGGGATCGTCTTCCGAAAATGATCGACGATGCCGTGGCCTCTTTTGGTTACGAGGTCGCCAAGGCTAACGAGTTCTACGAGGATCTCAAGAAGGTCAACACAAGCACGGAGCAACTGGCCTCCTTTGCCGTGGATCTTGGTCGCAAGGGTCTACTGCACAAGGCTCAGGTCATCGACTTCTACGATGAATGTGTCAAGCCGTCTTTTGACTACGAGACCTCCGATCTGTGCCTGTGGAATCTCCACGCGGCATACACCCATCTGGCCAAGACCCTCAACCCGGTCGAGCGACCGCAGCGAGTTCTCGGATTTGAGAAGGCTTTGTCGGCTCACTACGCCAACGCCTGATATACTGGAGTTGCCGCTAGTCACGGCATTCTCCTTTCCTTTCGAGCCCCTTGTATCCTTTGGGATACAGGGGGTTTGTTTTTTTGGTGCTATAATTTAGTCTAGACTCTATACCAATATGCGCCAAAGCAAACTCGACAAGGAAATGGTTGAACTGGGTAGGCAGCGATATCAGAATCGCACCGAAAAGGCCCATCGCATCGCCGCCGAAAGCAACACCATCCCCGGGCGGATGATGCTAAACCGCTGCACTACCGAACTGGTAGACGAGATCGAATCTTGGATTGCCAAGTCCTCAAGCGGGCCCGGACGTAGACATCGGTGTCTTCCCTTCATGCAGCAACTGGAGCCAGAAAAGATCGCAGTCATTGCTTCCAAGGTAATCATCGATGCCTTGTCGCAGGAGCGAATGCTTACGGGCACTTGTGTTGCTGTGGGTCGTGCCATCGAGGATGAGGTGCTGTTGGCCGACCTTGCTGACAACAACCCGGACTTCCTTCGACAGGTGCAGAAAAAGACGTTTAAGAGTGTGGGTCAGAAGTTCAAGCGCAGGTTTGCCCGTGATGCTGCCAAGGCTGTGGATCTGGTGACGCAGCGGTGGGCCAAGGCTGACGCGCTTGCGATTGGCCTCCTACTTGTCGAGATGGTTGCTACTCGTACCGGGATCATCGACATCATCACCAAGTTGAATGCTCGGGGCCGCCGCTACTGTGTCATTCAGCCGTCCAAGGACATCCGCAAGTGGATAAAGGACTGCCACGAGTATCACGAGACTCTTGAACCGATGTTCTTGCCCACGGTTGAGAAGCCTTTGGAGTGGAATAACCCGTGGGTGGGCGGATATGCCTCGTTGGAGTGGAAGCCTCGACCGTTAGTGAAGAGTCGCTCCAAAGCATATCAGGAATCACTATCATCGGGTTTGTCACCTGCCGTATACTCGGCTGTGAACTTCGTGCAGAACACCCCATGGACTGTCGATATTCAGACCATGGATCTTGTTAAGGAATGTTGGAAGGAAGGGTTTGCGATTGATGGCCTTCCACCATCTCGTAACGAGGAACTTCCTACCAAGCCGACAGACATCGACACGAACGATGAGGCTCGACGCTCTTGGCGCAAGGCTGCTGCTAAGATCCACTTCCTCAACGAGTCCTATGAATCTCAACGGCTTCTGACTCTCAAGTCGCTGTTCATTGCGGACAAGATGCATCAGCATAAGTTCCTCTGGTTCCCACACCAGTTGGACTTTCGTGGTCGTGGTTACCCGCTTCCCCTGTTTCTCCACCCTCAGGGTGTGTCATATGCCAAGGCCATGCTGCGCTTTGCCAACGGCAAGCCGCTGAACACCGAGGCAGACCAGTATCCTCTGTACCTGCAGGTAGCCAATAAGTTTGGTCTTGACAAGAGGCCGCTCAAGGAACGTGTCAAGTGGGTGGAAGAGAACCGCAATCTGATCGTTCAGACCGCTCGTGATCCTTGGTCTAATCGTGAATGGCTAAAGGCTGATGAGCCGTTCGCGTTTGTGGCCGCCTGTCGTGAGATCAATGGACTGTGGAACCATGGCAAGGGCTTCATCAGCAGCCTTCCAATCGCCATGGATGCCACCACGCAGGGCTTGCAGATCTACTCCATGCTGCTTCGCGACCCTGTGGGAGCCTTGGCTACCAACGTCATCCCATCGAACGCGCCATCCGATCCGTACCAGTTTGTGGCCTACGAGGTCATCAAGCGGCTGATCAACTCCCCTGATCCTATTGCTTCAAATATTTTGAAGTTTGGTGTTGACCGAACCACGACCAAGCGTCAGACTATGACCCTGCCATACGGGCTGACCCTGCACTCTTGCATGGGTTACACCCGTGAATGGCTAGAGGAAAAGATGAGAAAGACTGGAGAGAATCCTTTTGGACTGGAGACTTACAAGCCCGTGGCTTTCCTTGGCAAGATCATCTGGGAATCTATTGATGATGTCGTGGGCTCAGCCAAACGTGGCATGGATTTCATCCGTGGATGCATGGGTGTGCTTATTGACAACGATGTCACGCCTCATTGGATGACTCCCATCGGCTTCCCCGTTCGTATGCGCTACGAGAATTACGATGTGATTACGGTCTCTACGCGCATCGGGGCCAAGGCAAAGGTGCTTTCTTTGCGTCAGGAGAACGGAAAGCAGAGCAAACGTAAGGCTCTGAACGGCGGCCCCGCAAATTACATTCACTCTCTTGACGGATTTGGTGGACTTCTTGGTCACACAATCAATATGTGCGCTTCTAATGGCATCAACCACCTTGGCTGCGTCCACGATCAGATCCTTTGCCTCTCTGGCGACTACATGAAGACCTCTTCTTGCGTCCGCGAGGCAACTATTGACATATTTTCTCGTGATCTGCTGCGAGAATTTCGTCAGGGGGTCTTGACAATGCTCCCTTCGTCTGCTAGTCTGCCTGAAGTTCCAGAGTACGGTTCTCTGGACGTTTCAAAGGTTAGGGACTCTGACTACTACTTCAACTGAGTACAGAGTCTAGACAGGAGAATTCACATGAGTGCTACTAAGAAGAAGTTTGTTCGCATCACCTCCCCCATCGGCACGGCCATCTATCCCCGGCTGACCACGCCCGACACCAAGTTCGACAAGGACGGCGTGTACAGCGTGGATCTGGAGATGGACCCCACCGACAAGGAAGTTGCGTCCTTCATCAATGGACTGAAGAAGACGGCGGATGAGGCTTACAAGGCCACCTGCGAGAGCAAGGGCGGCAAGAAGTTGAAGCGGGCCGACCTCCCCATCAAGGAGACAGAGGACAACAAGATCCGCATCAAGTTCAAGTTGAAGGCCAAGGCGGGGAACGAAGAGAAGTCGTGGGAACAGAAGCCCGTGCTGTTTGATGCACAGGGAACCGCGATGCAGGCCGCTCCCAATGTCGGCTCCGGCAGCAAGGTGAAGGTTGCGTTTGAGGTCATCCCGTTCTTTACGGCCATGGTTGGCGCAGGGGTCTCCCTCCGCATGAAGGCCGTGCAGATCCTCGACCTCAAGGAGTACACCCCCGGCGACAACTTCGATGCCTACGGGTTCAAGGCTGACCCCAAGGGCTTCGTGGCAAAGGCTGCGACCGAGGCCACGACCGATACCACGGATGACGATTCGGACTTCTGATGAAGATCGTCCTCTGGGTTGATCCGACTCCTGCAAGCCGCCCCCGAGTTTCTCGGAAGGGATTTGCATACTATGGAAAGACCTACGAGCGGTATCGCCGTGAGGCAAAGGCAGCCCTTGGAGCCGTAAAAAAGCCCAAGGGCTGCCCCCTTCCCGGCCCTCTGAAAGTAAAGATTGCTTTCTACTGTCGGTCTCCCAAGAAGCCTTCCAACACTTGGCCCATTGGAGACATCGACAATCACATCAAGTCGATCCTCGACTCGCTCAACGGATGGGCGTGGGAGGACGATGTCCAGATCATGTGGATCGAAGCGTCCAAGCAGTACAGCACGAATCCACGCATCGAAATTGAATGGAAAGAATATCGTGAACAGCCACAAAGAGTCGGAGTTTCTACAGCATGAGCCATGCCCCAGTTGTGGGAGCAAGGACAACCTCGCCCGCTATACGGACGGCCATGCATACTGCTTTGGTTGCAAGTACTACGAGACCGGGAACGGTGAGCCGCTTCCTGAGATTAAGAAGTCTGGCAACCTGATCGATGTCGTTACTAGTGCGCTGAAGAAGCGCGGCATCACCGAGGACACCTGTCGCTTCTGGGGCTACGGCCTTGGCGAGTACAACGGACAGACTGTTCAGGTGGCCCAGTACATCAAGGATGGATCGGTGATCGCGCAGAAGTTGCGCTTCCCTTCCAAGGACTTCGTCACCATTGGCGAGTTCAAGGGAGCACCGCTCTATGGTCAACATCTGTGGCGGGACGGAGGCCGCATGGTTACCGTTGTCGAGGGAGAAGTGGATGCCCTCACCGTGAGCCAACTCTTCGGCAACAAGTGGCCTGTTGTCTCCGTCCCCACAGGTGCAGCGGGTGCACTCAAGTCGTTCCAGAACAATCTTGAATGGCTTGAGAAGTTCGACTCTGTCGTGATCATGTTCGATGACGATGAGCCGGGACGCAAGGCTGCTAAGGAATGCGCCATGCTACTCACCCCGGGCAAGGCCAAGATCGGAACCGTGAACGGGTTCAAGGATTCCAACGAAGCCCACATGGCAGGTGAAGGAAAGCGAGTCATCGATGCGGTCTATGGCGCTAAAGCCTATCGTCCGGATGGCGTTGTTCTTGGTGCGGATCTGTGGGATACTGTTAATGAAGACGATAAAAATGAATCGACTTCTTATCCGTGGACTGCGCTCAACAATAAGTTACTTGGAATCCGTAAGGGTGAACTAGTAGTCCTAACCTCAGGCACAGGCATTGGCAAGTCCTCTGTCTGCCGTGAGATGGTGTGCCACTTGATTCGCTCAGGCAAGAAGGTTGGGCTGCTCATGTTAGAGGAGAATGTGAAGCGCACAGGACGCAACCTCATGGGCATCCATCTGAATACACCCCCTTACTTTTGGGAAGATCGTGGGATCTCTGGGGAACAGAAGCGAGAGGCTTTCGATGCGACCGTGGCGAAGGTTGTACTTTTCGACCACTTCGGATCGGTTGACCCCGAGAACCTCCTCGCAAGAACCCGGTACATGATCAAGTCGTGCGGCTGCGACTACATCTTCCTTGACCACCTCAGCATCGTTGTGTCGGGGCTTGGTGACGGAGATGAGCGCAGACTGATCGACAATGCCATGACCTCCCTGCGTTCGCTTGTCGAGGAGACACAGGCAGCCATGTTCGTGGTCAGCCACCTGCGTAGGCCGGATGGAGACCGTGGCCATGAGGAGGGCGCAACGACCAGTCTTGCACAGTTGCGTGGCTCCCACTCCATTGCCCAGTTGGCGGATGCCGTCATTGGTCTGGAACGCAATCAGCAGGGAGAGGAACCGAATGAACTGGTACTCCGTGTTCTTAAAAATCGATTTACTGGAGATACTGGCATTGCCGGAATGCTCCGCTACTTCAAGGAAACCGGAAGACTGCACGAACTTGAAATGGAGGTCAACGATGAAATCTGATATTGTTATCCAACTTCGCATGAACAGCGAATGTCTTGCGCCATCGATCATGCTCGCTGCAGCAGACGAGATCGAACTCCTCCGCAAAGAGCGCGACGAGGCGAGGCGGGAAGCGGCAACATTCTACACTAACAACAAGGAGATTGACAATGACCAAGACTGCAACTAAGACTAAGACCGCAACCAAGACCAAGAATAGGACTAATCACATGAAGACCGCAACCAAGACCAAGAATATCACCGTTCATTCCGATGAGATCGTTACCGTTCACTCTGATGACCTTTACAAGATTGCAAAGACGATGGAAGGTCTGTTCAAGAAAATGAATGATCTT